CAAGCCCGCCGCATATAGGACAAACCCGTTCATCCTCGTTTGTGAACCAGATTTTAACAACTGGCACATCCGGGAATTTTTCTTTCAATTCCATCCCGGCTTCAAGCTCACCATCAGCAAATGCCCGCGTTGTTTCTGTGACCGCTATCATATTAGCACGGGCTTCGTTGAATGGCAACATATCCGCCAGGTTGCCAACTGTCAAATCCGGGTTCGTGATGAACTGCTGGATCGCGTCTTTTACGGTGTCTTTCGTGGTATCGGTGATGTCTTTTATCAGGTCGCCAACTACCCGGCTGGCTGCCCTGTAAGCCCTGGCGTTGAATCCGCTTGTATCCAATTCGATGTTTAGCGTTTCAAACCAAAGGGAGCCTGAGGCAAGCATAGCATTGACGAATAACTGGACAAGCGACGGCTTGAATTCATCATCAAATTCGTACAGGTGATTCGGCACGTCAATCATCACCTTTTGGGCGCGCGGCTGACCGATAGCCCAGGCTGACACTCTCGCAGACATGGCGTTAAACTGCTTGCGAAAGAGCCTGGCGATTCGTTCTTCCATGACCGCCTTTTCTTTTCGTAGCGGTTCGCGCTTGTCCCTGGAGCGCGCCGCTTTTACGGTTGCCTCCAGAATGTCGAGAAGTTGTTTAGCCGGGATTAGGTTCATTATACACCCATCAAACTAATTGTAACCCACTGCCAGATATAATTTGAATTGTCCGACTTCCCGCCTTGAAATAAAGCCCAGGCCGTGCGGACCTTGTAAGCATCCAGCCATTCAGGATGACGGCTTATGGCGTTCTCAATGTGGGAATTAGCCCACTCTTTCAGCGTACCCCGTAACCATTCCCGCTGTGGCGTTTGAACCGGACGTTTTTGAGCCTGTAGAATCGATTCTGGTACAAGTTTCTTGACAATCCGCCTTAGCATTACCTTATGCACGCCAGAATCGATCTTGCGTATGTCAGGTTGACGCATGGCTAACTCAATCAAGCGATGATCCATGAAAGGACTTCGTAACTCAGTCCCTACCCTGGCGCTAATCCGGTCATTGTAGCGCAAGTTGTGAGGCAGCTTACTATGGAATATGTCGCGGTATTGGATGTTTCGCAACCTGTCACCCATTGGCAGCCACCAAGGGAAGTGATCATGGATTGACATAAAATCAGGCCTTAAACAGTCAGGACGGTTACTAGGCTCTTTTGTTCCCTGAATCATGCCGGGGTTATCAAAGTCGTAGTAATCGTAGCCCGCCCACTGTTCATCCATGCCGTTACCGTCAAGTAGAACAATTGTGCTGTCCTTGCGGGCTTGCTCGAATAGATAGGCATAAGCAATAGTCGGGATACCGCCGAAAGGTTCGTCCATGAAGCCTTGAATATCCACAGCCAGGTTTTTCACTTTCAAGGCTGATAGACTGGCAACCGTCAACGGGATTGTACCGCCTTCCATCATTTGTTTGACGAACGGTAATTCATCATACTTGCTATGAGTGACGAAAGTATAGGCGGTTACATCTGGCGGGTTCATCCCGGCCACTATCGCGAACAGAGCGGATGAATCCACCCCGCCAGATAGGTTGATTCCAACTTTCACGTCGGAGCGGAAACGCAGTCGGATTGCATCCTGCATCAAGGCTAGATATTCTTCCTCAACCACCTCATCCCGGCGTAGGTCGTAGGCTTTGGTGTAGGTCGGGAAATAATACCATCTCGCTTGATGAATGCACTTATCCTGCATATCATAGCGGAAATAATGACCAGGTAGGATCTGGAAAATATCTTTCCAGAACGTGCGCTCCCCGTGGTCAGTCAATCCCTTTGCCAGATAGGTAGACCAGGCGACTTCGTCATACCGCTTGCTTACGCCCGCCGCCCATAGCGCTTTGATCTCCGAGGCTATCTTGAGACATACCCCGTCCGAGTTGCTGAAATATAACGGCTTGACGCCAAAGCGATCACGAGCCCCGAAAAGTTCCTGCTTGAATTCATCCCAGATGACGAAAGCAAACATGCCGATGAAACGATTCAGGCAGTCGTAACCCCACTTTTCGTATGCCGCTAGAATAACCTCTGTGTCTGATTCGGTTGTAAAGGTGCAACTGGATTCAAGCTCTTGCTTCAACTCAAGATAGTTGTAAATCTCGCCATTAAAAACAATTGTCAGGTTGCCACGCTTCATGGGTTGATTGGCTGCGTCCGATAGGTCGATTACCTTTAGCCGGTTATGCCCCATGCCACAATTGACCATGTACTTGGCTTCGCTGTGATCCGGCCCGCGATGATCTTGCGCGCCAATCATGGCGGTAAGTCGCTCAGGGTCGTAGTGTCCACAAAGTACGCTAATTCCGCACAATTATAGCGCCTCCAGGTAATCCATAGCCCGCTTGATTTGTTCGGCCATTTCTCCGGCTGCTTTGTAATACGCCTGTACCTCGTCAGCACTTACTGAGGCATGATTCGCAAACACGCCCTTGACTTCCTCAGGTGTGGCGCATTCCTTCAAAGCATCATGGATTGCCGATAGTTCATCCAGCGGGATAATGTTGCTTTCAAATTTGAACGCCTTGCCGATGTTCTTTAGCGCCTTCCGTTGGAATTTCAGTAGTTCAGCAGACCGGGCGGCGGCCTGTTCGTCTTGCATCTCAGGAGCCGTATCATCTGGCGTATTTTGTACGGCAGCGGGTGCGACTGGCGCAACCAGTTCAGGTTCCGGTTCTGGCTCGTCTATCATGGCCTGAATCCCTGCAATGGTATCCTCTGACAATTCCAGTCCAATCTCAGGCGCAAGCAATAGCGCCAGTTCTGGATTCTTGTCGAAGGCGGTGACATAAGCATTTAGACTTGCAGCCCGCTCGCCTTCGTCCGCCTGGAATTCCATCATTTTCTCGTGTCGTTCAATCAGGCGATAGCCAAGAGGAGCGAATACCTGATCGTTTAGAATCCTGGCAATAGCCTTCCAGTCGGGGAGGCAGGTATCGAGAATCAGTCGCTTGTCATCGGCTTGCACCACGCCAGAACCGCCCAAGCCCGCTGCGGATTCGGTGAACAACTTTGACATAGGCACGCCCAAAGCGATAGCAACATCCTCGCGCTTTTCTTTGGTGAGTGGGACGTTTGCCAGCCCTTCCAGCCCGCCTCCTAAATCAACGGTTGACACCTGGCCAGCCCGCAGGAATATCGTTTTGAAAAAGTTCTTGACGCCGGTAACGGTCTGTTGAACTTTTTCCTCGAATTGCTGTTTATCTGTTTCGGTAGTGCCTGGGGGTACAACAAACGCCGTAATCTTCATCATGCCGCGCTTGAAAAATGCGGCAGCGGCTTCATCCATGTTATACAGAACCCCCATAGCGTGCAAAGCTGCCATTCCTGGATATTTCAGCGGCGCTCCCCATTCAACCGACGGGTCAGCGGGCCATAGATAAACGATGGATTCCTTGTCAGTTGTAAGCACCCCGTCCGCTGATATGGCCGGGGCGTATTCTTTGCTCGTGTTCGTGGTGCGTGTGAATTTATTGGATCGATCATTCCATGACACAGAACCCGGCGCAAGGTAGCGGAGGATTTTCACGAACCGGCTATTATTCTTTGACTGGTACAGGTAGGCTTGACCGCATACCGTCCAGGCGGCTTCTAGTAACCAGAATAACGTCTCAGGATTAGGCAGGAACCCGACTATATTTTTCCAGTCATCGGTGGAATCTATCACATCCCCGCTCTCGTTTATCACGTCAAACGGGATAGACGCTACGCCATTGGCTCGGATTGTCATGCCCCGGAAAATAATTGGCACGCGGGCGGTAAACCATTCAGGCGTCGAGACGCTTGCGCCCTCACCTGCGAACGTAGTCCATCCGGTATCTCCCCAGATGGTGACTGCCTTCTGGCCGTCAAACATTACCAGTCTATCGCCGCGTTGTAATTTATTCATCTATCCTCACATGACCAACCAGCCGCCGCCGTCCATCTCATCCTCATAGGCATAACGCAAAGCGTCTATAAGGTGGTTATTTTTATCAACGGGAATCGGTAAAGCGTTCCCGCCTGCGTCCTCTTTCCATTTGTAGCCAGATAGTTCATTTCGCATATTTATACACTTTGCGTCAACTATGATTGTTTGTTGCTGTAACCATTGAATCCCATGTACTACGCTATCCTTACCTTTTGCCGCTGGACCTACATAAATCCCGTAAGCTTGCAATTCTGCTATTGATTTTGGCTCTGCCGAATCCGCTTTCCAGTAGGCATTACCATCCATCGTTTTCAGCCTATCAGCCAGAATGTCATTTGTTAGCCCGGTCTCGTACAGTTCATCAAATATATAAATCGTTTTATGCGATTTATCGTAGTGCGTAAGCGGAGCCGCCGCCGGGTCTGAAGAAAATCCGAAATCTATACCGTTCCTTCGATTTACAAACTGGTTGCGGATCTCGGATAAATCCTCTACCCGCCAATTTCTAAAGATGACATTACCCAGAACACCCCAGTTACCCAGGGTATAAACATCATGGTAGTAAGGGTCAGTCTCATTCTCCAGCCGTTCGATGTCCTGCAAGGTAAGATGTGCATTATCCTTGTAGGTCGTTTTCAGGATGGTAAGGTTATCGGACCTGTACTCTTTCTGGTCATCCGCCCAGGCTATATTTTTAAAGAACTCTTGATAAATCCAACTGCTAATCAATACCGGGTTGAAAGATAAAAGGATGCGCTTCTTTGTGCTTTCGTCACCACCACGGAGCCGTTTCTCTAATTGCTTGAGAGAGGAGCGGTCGGTTTCCGTTGCTTCCTCTACCCAAATATCGGTGATAACGCCTTTTTGTGGCCTGATACTTTTTAGCTTCTCAACGTCATCCAGTCCAGCAAAGATAATCTGATACCCGTTCTCACAAGTAATTGTCCCGTCCGTTTTGTTGACGCTAAAAAGCGACTGGACGCCCCACGCATCTATTACCTGTTTAAGCTCCTGGACTACGCTTTTTTGTAAGGTTCTTGCAACCTGGCGGCAAACTAGAAAATTTCTATTGCCTCGCATAACGTCCCGCAGGTGTCTCTGTGAGATGAATACCGATTTTCCAGAAGATGAACCGCCATAGTAGATTTGTACATCCGCCAATTCGTCAAGGTAGGATCGGTAGGCTTCGTTGTAGACTTTTCGGGATATGTTGACTTTGGCACTAATCATGTTCCTTGACTTCGATTATCAGGGAGCCGCCATCCAGCCCGGTTACTTCTCTCTTTTCAGCAAATCCACGCCGCGCGCCCTTCGTGGATAGATAATATTTGACGGCTGCGAAATCGCCTTCTCTTACCTTTTTCAATAGTTCCGTTTCGGCTAAATCAAGAATCAGCTCAACCTCGTCATCATAAGCGCGCTTGATGGTCGGGTAATTGTCAATATACTTTTTAGCAGTATGCCACTGGCAACCGACCCGCTTTGCAATGGTTGATATAATCCCGCCTGTTCCTGGGATAGCGTCTATAAATTGGTTAGTAGTGAACTGAGGTCGGTTAGGCATTGGTTAGTGATTGGTCATTATTGTACATATTTTGGTTATGAATTGG